GTTCTGATTTCTTTGCTCGCTTTTTACGATTCTCGACAAGTTTTTTGCCTCGTTCAACCGACCTTACTTTTTCCGCTTCAACTTGCAATTCAGCTTGTTTCTTAATTTGTGCCATTTCAGCAACAATGTCTTTCAGAGCGAGCAAGTATCCAGTAATTTCTGCTTTCTGCCGATTCATGTCAAAATTTATTTCGTTCAATCTTTTTAGCAGAATATCTAAAATTGCTGTGTCCATGTAATCTCCTCTAATTTAGAATCTTAAAGAGGGGCTGGATTTCTCCAGCCCAACTTTAAAATTTCAGATTATGCACGTTGAATGTGTAATTCCACTACGTCACCGATAACCAGGTCGAACTCAAACTTCAGTGTATCCATACCTGTGCCAGCGCCTTCCTCTTTGTAATCGCGGAGGAAACCAACCGCACCCTGATACAATTTCTGACCATTTACAAACACGTCCATATAACGTGAATGTTCNTTGTCATCTNCATCAGCAGGTAGGTCACCAAAATAAGTTTTNGCACCAGGAACCGTGTAGTCAACACCAGCAGTGATACCAGCCGCTAAGACTTCAACAGTCTTGTTAAGGTATGAGATGTATCCAGCAGAAGCGTGGTTACCCCAACCATAAGCCGTCTGACCGTTAGCAATGTTTCCATGTGTGTACGCACCTTCGTGAGTTGCCATCAGCCCTGAAGCCGTACCTGTAGCATCATATAAACCAGAATGATTTCCCCAACCAAAAGCTGTATCCCAATTTGCACTGTTGTTGGTAATTGCACTTACTGTACCAGCAGTACCTAGCAATATACCACTCAATGCACCGATTACTGCACCGGCCATTGTAAGTGTACCGGAAGTGGAATCATTACCATCATTGCGCAAATACGTATCCTGTATCTGAACAGGTCTAAATAACGTTCTTGCCATATTTTACTCCTTTGGAGTTTCGATGTTAAATGATGAATTCTCTTTAACTTCGTCTTTAACTTCGTCTTTAACTTCGTCTTTGATTTCTATCTCCTCTAGCTTCATCTTCGTTTTCTTTACAGGTTTGANAGTTTTTTCGAGCGCCTTACGCGCAATCGCATCNCGTTCCATATTTAATTCCCTAAAGTACTTAAGATTTTTCATCATGTGTGGTGAGCAATACTCGAAAGCTTTCTCGANTGTCACTTCCTCACAATGCCCCAAGTACTTAAACTGCGGGGAATTATCGGGAAGAATCGTAATGCTTCGCACAAACTTGCATCCACCTTCATAGCCTGTAAATTTGTAACGAGGATTCTTTAATATAATATATTTCATTGGAGTCTTCCTTAATCGTAAGTAATTTAAGGAATCAGGGAGGGGCAGACGCTAGGCGACTGCCCTTTCCCTTTTTCCAAATTGTTTAGATTATGTTCTTAATGCAAGCAAGAGCAAGTCTGTTGAAAAGCAGCGAACTGCAATACCAGCAGAGCCTGAAAATCTTAGCATTAACTTCTTGGTCGTAGCCAACATCGATGACCTGAACGCCAGAATCTTTCTCTGTCGTCAAACCACAAACGCCAACGCCTTCACCAAGAATACCAGCATAAATGCGGGAACCATCATCGCGTTCAGCAATCCTGCAATAGAAATCAGTAACCGCGAGAGCAAGCCCTTCACGACTATTGACTCCATCCTTCACACCGACTGGCGTGGCAGCAGAACGAACTTGACCACGAACTTGGTCCTTATACATTTTGCCAGAAACCAAACAAATCTTCGTTACATCATCAGCAGCGGTAACCGTGAAACGGCCATCAGCTACGAAGTAGCTTACACCACTGATGCTAACAAGACGACCCATCTCAAGAACTGGCACATAGCTAGCCGCTATATCAGCAACAACTGCCGCAAGGTCTGCACCTGCGAGAGTAATGCTAGCTGCATCAGCCGCGCTAATTGCCTTGTATCCTGAAGCATGGACCGGATAGAAGTTCACCATCTCAGCGGTATCAACATAGTCATTCCTATAAACAGGAATACCATTGAACATTAGCTGCTCTTGGGGAGCGCCAAATTCACGCTGCATGATTGCTGTGGGTGTCGTCCCACCAGCCGCTCTCAGAAGTTCCTTTATCTTTATAATGTCACTTGAGTGTGCCATCAAGAATTGAGGTCTTCCGTCGCCGGCTACTACACGAGCTTCCAAAATATCGAGGTCAGATAGTTCAAGCTCACGGCCTGCACGACCAGCCCTGGCGCCCGTATCTTCTACGAGAGCAACAGTCTGTGACGGCAGAGTGGGGTCACCATTCAACGCATCGATATTGTTCGGGTTAGCAACTTCCGTATCCAACATGAACCTTAAGCCAGCAAAACCAACTTGACCACCTGAAGCATCCTTATCAGCCAGAGGAATACCGTTTACCAGTTCCCTCATATACCGACGAGCCAATTTCTTGGCCATCGCACTGATTTGAGTTGCTGTTTGGTCGTTATGGTCGCTTAACTGAGCTTGAATCCTGCCGGGAACTTTCGTCTGGGCAGAGAGTTCTGTCAGGTCCACAAGGATTTTTTGGAATGTTGCTTGTCCCTCTTTGATTATACCATTAATGCCGGTAAAATCTCCTTCAGCCTCACCAAGTTCACGCTGATAACGATATGCTTCGCCACTAAATGCGACGAACGGCAGTAAATCGAAAAACGCGTCCTGAGTGATTATGTCCTCGATGACTCCCTGAACTAGGAAATCCTGGGTAAGGAGACGGGCATTACTTAGAGTAACAGCGGACATTTAATCCTCCTTTTATTTTTGTCTATTCTTCAAACCTTCCATAATCTTATCCTTCGGTGTCATCTGTTTTTCAGATGATGAGCCGGGGATTGGAATGGAATGGTTAATTACGACTGGTTCTGTCTTCATGAAAAGTCCAGCCTTCTTCGCCTTTTCCAAATATTTAAGAACATACAGGGAATCGCGGTCAGTCGGGATTAGTGACCTGAATTCTGCGGGAACTTTTGCAATTTCTTCAGCAACGCGTTCATCGATGAAGGATTCAAAGTTCTTTTTTGCAGATTCAAATTCGCCCATTTGTTTTGAGAGTGCTGCGATTTTAACATCACGGTCTGAGAGTTTTTCCTCAAGGGTTTTCTTCTTCTCGGCTTCTTCAACTTCTTTTGCTGTGTACACCGTAAGTTTATCCTCAAGTTCTTTCACGCGAATGCGTTTGTCGCCACTTTCTTTACGAAGGTCACGAATTGTTCTCACTAAGTCCTCTTTCGAGAAACTTTCCAAACCTGATTCTGCTGGTACTGTCGGCTTATCTGAGGCCGTCAATGTCACAGCAACTTCCACGCCCTTTGTATCCTTAATGGTTTTCTGAGTCTCGATAAGTTTATCAATATCATCAACCTTTGGGGCTACGACTGGAGCTACCGGTTCAACCGGAGTTTCTTTCTTTTCTACGTTTTCCATTTTTTTCCTCCTTAGCATCTAGCTAAAATTGGACTTGAATCAACTTTAATTTTTTTCGGGTGTTCCGTCAGGATTATACCTGAGCGGGACGCGTCCACCTGGGACATTACCCTTTTGATTCTTAACAAAGTTACGCTTCGCTTGGCTATCCAAAAACGCCTCCTCCTCGGCCAAAACAAGGCCGTAAACATGAGACGTGTTGATTAGCAAAGGCTTATCCTCTGCATCAACTTCATGGACTTCAAAGAACGGAAGCGTTTTGAGTAACTTTGCGTAAGCGTTAAATTTTTCTTTAACCTTACTTGCGTTCGAGTTTCGATACAACATAAATGTATCACCGAACACCGTTGTCAAAACAATTATCATGGTATCCTTTCCTCGGAAGTTAGGCAGACTCCGAGTCTTAGACCATCCTCATTTCAGCTTTTTTCAGGCTATATTCTGAGCGCAAAGCTTCAAACAAATTTATCAGTGCATCATACTTCATACGGGCCGTTTCAGCACATTTTTCAGCTTCGGTCATATCTTCTATGAACTGGCTGTAGTCGTCTGATGCATAAGCTAACCGTTCGAGCTTGTTTTCAGAAATCTCCTTGTGACCCGGATTGTTCATCCGAAAGTCTTCGCTGATTTTGGTGGCTATCTGGTAAAGCTTCGGCTTTCTCAGTTCTTGAAGGCGATTTGATACTTGCCTTGCCTCAACCCATTCGTAGCCAACCTTTTCTGCTTCTAATATGATTTCCTCTAATCTACTCATTGTCATCCCCACGTTCCAACAAGATATACAACCTACCAATTAAACGATTGATAAATTCTTTTGTCAGATTATATTTCTTGAAGAAGGTGCTTCTTCCAATCTGGTGAAGTTCGGCATGATGGAACATACAAAGTGGGACCAGATTTTCAAGCTCATCAGTGCCGCCAGCGCCTCTTGACAATATGTGGTGTGGATTAACGTTATCGCCACAAACAACGCATCCTAAATCTTTTACAAACNCTTTAAACTTCTCTGGGAGTTTAGGACGTTTCATCTTTNCCTGCGCGTCCGTCCAAGTTCTGTCCCGGTTGGATACTTTTCGATTCAGCAATCTGTGCTGCCGTTTTTTCTCCGGGTTTTGATTCCTCAGCTTTTGGTGCGGGCATCGTTAATTTGTTGATTTCAGCCTGCTTTTCGGCTCGTTCTTTAATATCATCCTCGACCGTTGACTGAAGTTTGAGAATTTCCTTCTCTGTCATGTGAGGATAAATTTCTTGGAACGCTTGTTTCATCGTCATCAAACCATCAGCCAGTTTGCGCTCGATAATCTTCAACTGGTCTTCAGGATTCACTGGAAATACCGGCTGTTTGTAAGTAATTTGAAGTTTGCTACCCTCACTGAATTGTCTGTCCTTATTATGATAGTTCCAAATCTTCTTTATCACTTCAAACAACTGCTGCTCGCGCTCCCGGAATAATTCCTGTCTATCATTAAGATTTTCAAGAACACCGAGTTTCTCAACCCACAAACTAAAACCACTCTGCGGGCTTGTCTTAAGCTGCAAAGCTTTTGGAGTCAAATGATAAGTCTGACGGACCCAATCTTCCAAATGATTTATCACACTCGTCAAACCTTCAAGGTCTGCACGAGGACTTTCAAACTTGAAATCACCTTCTGCACCTGTTGAAATTCCAACATCAGGACCAAAAGCAATTCCTGTTCCCATCGCCAAAGCATTACCATCAACCGCAAATTTATTTCTGAACAACCGGCCACCAGTTCTGCTACCAAATTGAAAAACTTTTCCATTTGCAATGTCATCTGGTGTTTGTGGTATTGGACGGTCAATTGATGTCCCTCTCTCCATCCCCTTAAATACTGGAACTCCAAAGCTCTGGAACTTCGCGATGTGATTCAAATCGCTGATTCTCATGTTGATGGCATGATTCATATAAATCAGTGGCTCATCAATCGGAAGGAAGAAATAGTAATCTGGGTCTTGGTTAAAAAATGCTACTGCCGGAATTACTTCATAGATATTTTTCGTTTTCTGTCCACCAATAACATCACCGTTGGAATTCTCTGTCCAATGCTCACCTGGAGTCCAAAAGATTTTCAGAATCTTCGGATTTTGGTCTTTCTTCTTTTGACTCTTTTGCTGCGGAGTTAAGATTCCATCAAACCCATTGCCGATTCCAAGTGCGACTTCATTAATCACATACGGATTGTCGGTGTATGCAATATCAAAACAATTTGGAGTCACCAAATCAATCTCGATATTTCCTTCCATTCCTTTTCCATCAACTACTTGCCCACCGCTAACGTCTTTTCCGTCTTTCGACCTATAAGCAACTTTCACCAAGACTGTCCCAAGAAGATGAACCCAACGGTCGAGTTTCTTCATCTTCATGTTGAGTCTTGTTGACCGTTCGATTTCTTCCCACAACTCTTTATCTTTTTGAGTTCCAAGAATTGTTCTTATAGGAGGTTCACGGTACAGGAGACTTATGCTATCAACTATTTCTCTGGTCAGGTTTATCGGGGTAAACTGCACCTTTGATGGGTCTCGTCCCTGCGCGATAAGGTCTTCGTACATGTAACTATCCATCTCGCCATAATAAAAATCAAGGGCAATCTGAGTTATATATTGCCGGTAAGCGATAGATGTGTACTGAGCATTGCTGGTCCTTGCACCACTAAGCCCGCTCTGTCCAAAACCATCAAAATATGATAGATTGAAAGACATCCAATACCCTAACTTTGTTAGTCTGACTCTTTAATCTTGCCACCAGTTACATCCCAATCACTCAGGGTGTCAGCTTCTGGCGGAAGAACTTTTGAAGCAGGCTTTGCTGGAGGAGCGATATCTTCCGGCTTGTCATCGACACTCGGAACACTGGATACCACTGGACCAGACTTATCGATTTTGCTCTTATAGTCTTCCATGATTTCTCCTATCTTATTTTACGGGAAGTTTCTTTTTTATATCTTCGAGAATCTTCCGTATTGTTTGGTCATTACCCCAAGTCTGAGGCGCCTGATATTTTTTAACGGGCTTCTTGTTAAGAACCTTTTGGCCTGTTGGGTAACTAAAATTTTTCTTTTGCTCGGTCATAATTATTTCGAACGCTTGCGACCTGCGGCTNCCATTTCCTGAAATTTTGCTTTTCCGTATTTCTTACGACCGACTGCGGCTGCTACTGCACCAGGGTCACGCATCTCTTTGCGACCCTTCATTTTACCACCCTTTTCAACTGTCTTTTCAAGGGCCTCAAAACGACCACCGGCACCGAGTTTCTTTTTCTTGCTTTTTCCGGCCATCAGTTTTTCATACGGAGTTTTAGGTTGCGCCATTATGTACTCCTTCTTCTTTTCTTAATTTTCTTTGGAAGTGGAATATTCGGTGTCTTAGATTCAAATTCTTTAGCCATTTGTTTCCATTTTTTGGATTTCTTGGCTTTCCACCAAAAATACTCACGCTGTTGTTGAGATTTAAAAGGCATTACTGCTTCACCTGAATTACATTACAATATGAATTGCTATCACCATACATATTTACAAAGAAATAACGAACTGCATCAATGATGTGGTCATGCTTTCCATCTTTTTCGATTCGCTCTTTCAATGTCTCGCCATTTTTCTTTTCACTATAACGTGCATTGTCAAAAGCTTTGATTGTCTCAGTACAATTTGGACTTATAAAAAGTTTCGGACTATTGTCGATTGGATTCGCAAGCCACAATCTTATCATTTCCAATCCTTCGGCCTGCTCTGATTTCTTGCCTACTGGATAAATACCATAACTATTCAAAATATTGAAAGCCGTTTCACCATCCAGCATTTTCTGTTTCCCAGCAATATCAGCAAACACATT